GCACTGTATTCTATCTACTTGGCGTAGCAGCCGCTTAAAAAAAAGGAGGTTGGATTGTTACTTACAGTTTTTGAGCGTTTACTACTCAGGAACATTGTGCCTCAGATTCAAGGTTGGAATTATGCCCATATGAAAGAGGCACGGGAACTTATTGAAGGTCTATTTACTGAACAAGAGGAAAAGGACTTAGACTTTCAGCAAGAAGGGACTCAAGTCAAGTGGAAGGTTGCTAAAGAAGATGGCGAGCCAATACCCCAGGAAAGGGACATCGCTGTTAGTGATGGACTAAAAGGTAAAATAGCCAAGTTCTTGAAGCAACTTGATAAAGAGGAGAAACTTGGCTTTGAGCATTATACTTTGTTTTCTAAATTCGTAGATTAGAGAGTCTGCGCAGGCATTGGGTGGCGGAGGGGGCAAGACATGGTTTATTCTCCTTTTCCAATCTTGCCCCCTAATTTAAGAAAAGGGGAGAAAAGTATCAAATCCAATGGAGGTAAAATATGACTGTCCGAAAAGAAGCGACAATTCAAAGGTATATTGGTTTATCAACCGGGGATACTAAACCAACTTCTGTGCCAGCGGGTTCTACATACTACGCCTATGATACGGGTTTAATGTATATCACCCCTGACGGCACTAACTGGTATCAAAAACCTACAGAGAATTTACAGGCAGTTTCGGCTTTGGCATCAGACCATACTTGGTCGGGATTAACAACTACTTTAACTGCCGGGGCAGCATTGGCTATTGGTAATTTATGCTATGTTGGCTCAGACGGGAAAATGGAGCTTATAGATGCTGATGCGGCTGCAACAATGCCTGGTGTAGTACTAGCAACGGCTACAATTACTGAAGATGCTACGGGTGTATTTCTAATAAGAGGATTTATGCGGGATGATACTTGGAACTGGACTGTAGGTGGGATTTTATATGGCAGCACTACTGCGGGGGGGATGACGAATACTGCCCCAAGCGGAAGTGGTGACCAAGTCCAAACAGTAGGTATAGCGCTTTCAGCCGACATAGTTTACTTTAATCCGAGCTTAACACTTGTGGAGGTGGCTTAAATGGCTGATGTAAAGACAATAAGTGGTGTAACAGTTGATGTCCCTGTCCACGCTGCTAACCTTGCTGCCCATACCTTAAATATAGGGCAGATTTTACAGATAGGAGCATATACTTCCTTAGATTTTGTGGGTGCTTATAATGCAGCTGCTATTTCAGCAAACCGCCTTCACGCTGTCCAAGCTTGGGTAAGTAGAGATATAACCATCGACCGTATTGCTATTCACATAACTGTTGCTGGGGCGGCAGGAAAAGTAGTTAGGCTTGGTATTCATAATGACGGTACTAATTGTCTACCAGGGGCACTTCTTAAGGATTGTGGCACAGTTCCAGCAGATGCTACTGGAGTTCAAGCCATTACTCTTTCTCCAGCCGTAGCTTTAGCTAAAGGTTATTACTGGCTTGATATATTCTCAGATGGAGCACCAACTCTTGTAGGTTTTCAACCAGTCATTGCACGAGGAGGGCAGCATCCCACGGATTTTGCCTATCTTTATACACATTGGTATAAAGAGCTTGCTTATGGTGCGTTACCAGACCCATTTCCTGCTGATGCTACCCATTTCGCCTTTACTTATCGTGTGTTTGTAAGGGTTGCCAGTCTTGCTTAGGAGGTAAGTAATGAGAGAAACAAGAATAACATCAACAACTTATGGACTTGGAGGTTCTAACCCAACCAAGCCAAACAATAACATCGTAGAGCAAGTAACGACCATAATCTCTGATGCTCAACTAGCCGAGGAAGCTGAAGAAAGGGCATTGGCTAAAGCCAGCCAGTTAATAGATGCTATCACCAATCTAGCTGAAGCCAAGCTATTCCTGAAGAGGTTGTGTCAAAGGTTAATAAATAAAGGGCTATTGCCATAAGTTAAGGGAGTAGACTAATGGGAAAGAAAAAGAAAGTAGCTAGCAAAAAGAAGCAACAAAAGCAAGTGCAGGTCATAGGTAAAAAGGGCAAGAAATGAAATGGGATTTGAAACTTTGAAGAATATAATTGAATATAACAAGTTGCAAGAGGAGTTAGGAAAGCAGGAAGCAATAGAGCCTACTGAATGTTCAGAAGATGCTTGGCCACTTAATGTTAATAGCAAGAATGAACGTTCTTGCCCTATTTGTGGCAGAGTTTGGAGAATATAAATGGCAAGTAATGTAAACGCATACGCAACTTTGACAGAACTCAAGGCGATTCTAGGTATAACCTCCACTACTGATGATATTCCTATGCGTAAAATTCTTGAAGCTGCATCAAGGGCGATAGAATCAAATATCAATAGGCGATTTTATTGCACAACTGAAACTAAATATTTCGATGGTGCTAAAACTTTGTGGATTCCCGATTTGCTTTCGGTTACTACTCTAAAGACGGACGAAGATGGGGATGGCACTTTTGAGAATACTTTTAATGCAACTCTTACTTCCACTAATCCTGTGGATTATATTCTATATGGTGGTGGATTAGAGGATAGTCTCAATCTATACCCTAAAGTAAGAATTGAGATAAGCCCGAATGGTGATTATGGTTCGTTTGCTAATGGAGTCAAGAAAGGTGTAGAAATTGTAGGGACTTGGGGATATGGAGATGGCACTTCGGCAACGCCTTATGTGGCAGATACTACAACCGCCGAGCCGATAGATGCTGGTGAAACGGCGATAGATGTTACCTCTGCTTCTAATTTATCGGCAGGGCATACCCTTTTATTAGTAGATGCTACAGCAGGTAATGAGCAGATGTATATTACCTCTATAAGTTCAAATACTATTACAGTAGAAAAGGGTGTAAATGGGACATCTGATTTGGGGCATACTACAGATAAGCAACTCTATTATTACAGATACCCTAGAGACATTATGCAGGCGTGTATAGATTTAAGTGTAGCTCTCTATCAGAATAGAACCAAGCAGGGGTTACAGAGCGAGAGACTAGGGGATTATTCTTGGGTTGCCGCAGGGACTTCTCTTGGTTTTACAATGATTGACGCCATATTAGCACCCATCAGGGGCTATAAGAGGATGAGATTCTAATGCCAATCAGTAGTGGTTTACTAATAGAGACTTTTTATCCTCAAACTATTACTGAGGTTGCTGATGGTCAGGGAGGCACGACAACTTCTTACGCAGATGGCATAGCTTTCAGGGGTAGGCTTTCAAGCCTTCCTATTGATGAGAGAATGAGTCAGGATAAACAGACCGTATTCGCTTCTCATAAACTCTATTGTAATAACCAGACAATCACAGAGGCATACAGAATAAGGAACTCTGATAGCACGAGGTATTTTCAAATCAAGGGAGTCATCAATCCATCTAATGCCAACGACCACCTAGAGATATTGGTGCTGGAGTTAGATTAAATGGGAACTAATGTAACTATCAAATCATACCGTCCTCAAGTAGAGGCTCGTATTATGGACAATCTTGAAAAAGGTATATCTAATGCGGGAATGATAGTTGCCAGACAGGCAAAGAAAAATGTAACTCGTCCAATGCCGTCTGGTATTTTAAACCACTGGTGGAGAGATACGGGAGAACTAGCAGGTTCTATCGCTAATGAAGGTGGTAATGGCATATTTCGTATTGAGAAAACAGGTAATGAAATCTCAGTATTAGTAGGGACTAAGGTTGTTTATGGGACATATCTTGAATTTGGAACAGTTAATATGCCCCCATACCCTTGGCTATTCCCTGCTGTTGAATCTAAACGAAAAGAGATTACTGAAGCAATTAAGGCGGGTGGAGGCAAGATAACTGAGATAGAAGTTGTTGGCGGTATTTGGGAGAAGGAATGATAAGTCAAGCTAATGTTGGATTTTATACCGCACTTTGCTTGTGGCCTGAGACTTGGGTTAAGAATACTGCTTATGCTTTGGGTGATGTAGTTAAGGCTACCACTTATAATAGTCATTCCTATTTATGCATAATTGCGGGGACTTCACACACAACTACTGAACCAACGTGGTCTACTACAAATGGAGCGACACAAACTGATGGCACGGTTACCTGGAAAGTTTTTGATAGTAAGTGTTATCAAGTCAAAGCTCCACAAGCAAGCGTTGTTCCTTATATCTGCTTTGGGTTGGAGACGGATGTTCCAATGGGAACATTTGAAAGCCCGATGGCGATGGAGAGTTTGACCTTCTGGGTTAATGCCTTCTCTGATAAGTCAACTGCCGATGTCGCAGAAATAGCAGATGAAGTTATGGCGACACTTGATAATGTTACCTTATCAGTAACGGATTATACGAGTATGAAATGCGTGAGGGAGTTTATATCTGGAACATTATATGACCTAGAGACGGGTATTTACCAGACAAGTCTACGCTACAGGGTCTGGTTAGACAAGATATAGATTATCATTATTTTTAATCTTATTATACCAAGCGTATATAGAGAATTTAAGCCCGTGTAAAAAGCGGGCTTTTTTATTTAGATAACTAATGGGAGGTAAAAGAATATGCCAGTTCATTTAGCAGGTAAAGACGGATATGTAAGTATTGGGGTGGGGACTATACAAGGTATCAAGTCCTGGACATTAGATTATGTAACCGATGTATTAGAGACAACTGATTTCGCTGACGCTGGAGTTAAAAGTTATATAGTCGGTTGTTCTGGATGGTCAGGAAGTTTTGAGGGATACAAATATGCTGCTTCCATAGCGCAAGGTAGTGCTGTAACCTTGAGTCTCTATGAATCGGCAGGAGCCTATTGGTATTCAGCTGCATCTAGCACACTTATAATTGGAACTCATGCTTCAGTTGGTCACGATGGGATTGTCTCCGTATCCTATGATTTCCAGGGTAGTGGTCTGTTATCTCATACTGAGGCATAAGGAGGTATAAAATATGTCAACACATTTAGCAGGTAAAGCAGGAAATGTATATGTAGCCAATTTACTACTGGAAGATTGCGAGGATATCTGGGAAAATGGGGCAAAGGGAGTAGCCGCCAAGGAAACTACTATATTCAAAGTGGGGACTGCTAGTGCAAAGTGTACTCTTGCCGCTACTCCAGGGACTCAAGCAGTTGCAATGTTTGAAACGATGTCAAATCCCACATTTGATTTTACGGATTATACCCATATTCTATGCTGGGCATACTCCGTGCCTACAACCGTGGCAGGAGATTATCGTATAAGTGTAGGAACAGGGGCAGGAGGCGCAACGCCCACAACTTATGTGACTTTGCCAGCATTAACGGCAACTACTTGGAAATATTGCCACTGTACTGAAGTTGTTGGCTCCGAGATGGCCGATACCACGGTTGGCACTATTATTGCTCTATACACATGGGCAAACGGAGCAGAGAATGATGTTATCTATCTTGATGATATAAGGGCAGCCAAGAATATATTGGGTATAAACTCTTGGTCGCTAGACTATGTGACTGATACACTGGAAACCACAGACTTTGCAGACGCTGGGGTAAAATCCCATATTGTAGGCGGGTCTGGCTGGTCTGGTTCATTCTCTGGTTCTAAGTTTGGTGCTCCCTTGTCTATCGGTTCTCAATACGGGATAGAATTAGCGGAGAGTGCTACTGTTACACAAATGTATTTAGGCAATGCTATCATAACTGCCGTGCATCCTTCAGTTGTTTTGGATGGCTTAGTTGTTGTCTCATACGACTTCCAGGGAACTGGTGTGCTTTCGGTAGCTTCTGCTTAGTTATGGATGGGGGAATTGCTGTCTTGTATCAGAATGGCAAGCAATGCGGGGGTATCTACAATTGGGAGATAAATCTAAGTAGTGATTTCACTACCGTGAACGGCTGGCAAGAATTTACCTTTAAAAAGAATATTACTGCTAATAGTTACTGGTTAGTTGAAGCCCCTGCTGATGATTGTTTTGAAATAAAATTCTACAAGGTTATGCAGGGGGCTTTAGTTTTAATGGATGAAGGGATAGTGGAGATTCTTTTACCAGATACCATTACTTTAGACCGCAGACTTGATGCACCACTAGAAATGATATGGAGAAAACCCCTTGAATACTGAGGCTGTAATCTTCATTGCTCGGAAGTTGCATTGGAGTAGAGAAGAAATCGGGCATCTTTCTCCCAGACAATTTATTGATGTTTATAATGAACTTGCCTATCAAGAATCTGTTGATAACTATTTAGAGCAATATTCAGTAGCCTCTATTCTGGCAGCGATTTATAATACTATTCCTCAGAAGCGTGGTAGTAAGACATTCAAAGCAAGTGACTTTCTAAAAGGCGATATACCAGAACGCAACCCTAAACCACAAGATTCAATAGATAAAATGGCGGAAGATAAGGGTATTAAATTACCCTCTAAGGAATTAAAAGAAAGACAATGACAGATTGGCAACGCCGTGAGAAAAAGCTTGCAAAAGAAAAGAGCAGAATGAAACAACACGGCAAGAATATAGGTGTAATCTACAGAGACCGCATATTAAAGAAAAATAGGAATATAAATAAGGAGAATGATGATGTCAAAATTGTTAGGTAATAAAGTTGGAGAAGAAGTTTGCAAAGTTTTGGGGATAGATTCTAGCAACATCGCTAAAGTGGATATTCTTTTAAGGGCAAATGATGTGGCAAGAGTGGAGATAACAAGATTTTTAGAATCAACAGAAGTTGACCAACTGAAAGAAGTATTAGAGAAATATGAAATTATTGCAATTAAGGAGTAGATGATGGAAACCAACATTTTAGCTGAAGAGAAACCAAAGTCTATTAAACTAGCAGATGGTAAAGAGTATACATTGCCTCCAATAGACTTGACCACATTGGCAAATATACAAAAAACAATGGGATTCAAGTTGCGTGAACTTGCCTCCAAAATAGAAGATGATGCATTAGAAGTTTTAAGACTTCTAACTTATGCTCTACTCAAAGAGAATCACCCTGAACTTACCCTTGATGGAGTGGGTCACCTAATCACGCTAAAAGAGATTAAGGATTTAACGGAGACTATTTCAATTATAATGGCAATCTCTAGTTAGGAGATATTTTAATGAATGTGCTAGCAGAGCTCGTCGCTAAAATCACGGCTGACGCAACTGAATTAAAGAAGGGACTTGCCGAAACTGAAAAGGGTGTTCAGCAAACAGGCGAGGTAATAGAAAAGGAAACCAAGTCCTGGCAGCAGCAATTCAAGACTGTAGGGGCTAGTTTTACCAAGGTAGGTATTGGTATGATGGCTGTCGGCACAGCTCTTGTAGGCAGCCTGGTAGCAATAACTTTGAAAACTGCCAAAGCTGGTGATGAAATTGCCAAGATGTCACAAAAGACGGGCTTAACAATCCAGACACTTTCCAAACTCAAATATGCTGCTGAGTTATCGGGCACTAGCTTAGAGGGTATGCAGACAGCTATACGGACAATGTCATCGGTAATGTATGATGCACGGGCTGGATTGGAAACTGCCAATCGCACTTTTAGGGATTTGAATATCAACCTTGAAGAGTTGGCTGGACTTTCCCCTGACCAGCAGTTTATGAAGATTGCTCTGGCGGTAGCGGCTGTTGAAGACCCAATGTTGAAGGCAGCATTAGCTCAAGATATTTTTGGCAGAAGTGGACTTGAGTTATTGCCGATGCTATCTGAAGGTGAAGCTGGGTTAAAGGGAATGATGGAAGAGGCCGAAAAGCTCGGCGTTGTTTTTGATGAGAAAGCTGCCGCTGCTGCTGAGAAATTTAATGATGCCATAACTACACTTAAAACGAGTTTGCAGGGTGTTGGACTTGAAATAGCCAAAACTTTAATGCCGATATTAACTAATCTGGCTGAAAAGGCTTTGATAATTGTGGGCAGAATTAAGGATTGGATTGAATTGCATCCTGAACTAGCTAAAAATCTATTAGCATTAGGGGTTATTTTAGTCGGTGCTGGCGGTTTATTAATCGCTCTAGGGCAAATATCCAAAGCTATTATGGCTATAAATGCTGCATTAATAATTATGCACAGTTTATCAGGAGTGGGTATATTAAAGGTGGTGGCAGGGCTGGCGGTTGCTGCTGGCTTGATAGTTGCTATGAACAAACTTTTAGAAACTCCAAAAACTGCTACAACACCAGCAATTCCTGGGATGCAATATGGAGGCATCGTTCCTGGTGCTATTGGACAACCAGTCCCTATAATTGCTCATGGTGGCGAGGAATTTTTGGGAGTCGGTAATACTTTGTCAGCGGGCGGAAATACCGTAAATGTTAATGTTGGCTATCTTATGGGTGATGAAACTAGCTTACGGAAATTTACTCGTATGATAAAACAAATTCTGGGTGAAGATGACAGACGCACAGCATTTGGGCAGGTTAACCAAGGTTATTTCTATGGTAGGAGTTCTATCTAATGCCACAAGGAATAACTTATGAGGTAATGGTGGATTGGGATATGACTGATTGGGCAGATGACCCAGATTTTACTGGGACTTACGATGATATTTCTAATGATGTAGCTAGTATTTCGTGGATTCGGGGCAAGGAGAGAGAAGCTGGCAATTCACCAGCATCAACTCTGGAAATCAAAATGCAAGTAGGCTTATGCTCCAAATATTCGCCTGTTAATACAACTGGCGACCTCTACTTGAAACTTCTGCCCTGGCGGATTATTAGAGTTAGGGCATACTTTGGCACTACTTGGTATAATCTATTTTTCGGATATATAAGCAAATATCGTATAAATCCCCATCCCGATATACAAAGTGTTTCTTTATATTGCACAGATGGTTTGGATTTGCTGGCACGTCAATTAGTAAAGCAGGATTATAATACCCGCACATCAATGAGCGATGGAACGGCAATTGGTCATATTTTAGATGCAGCAGGCTGGTCAACTTCACGGCGAGACATAGATACTGATGGCGGCTCAAAATTATTAAATTATCCTACTGTTGGAGTTTATTAAGATAACAAGATGGATAGCAAAATATTTTATCCTAATGCACATCCAGAAACTACAAGTGTTGATGGATTCATTCAGAGAGGGGCATTGCTCCAAACTTGGGCTCAACTCAGAGATGGTGTGGGGACTGTTTCTGATTCTTACTTATTCGCAAACAATGGGATTAATTTTCTTTCGAGTAATACATCAGCCAAATGGGAAGAACTTGAGAGGGTAATAATTCTTTTTGATACTTCCTCTTTACTTAATCTTGGAAATGTAATTATTCGCAGTGTTACTCTATCTCTTTATGGTTTTATAACAGCAGGAGGAACGAAGAATAAGCAAGATGATTTAGGCATTGCTCCCGATGTAAATGTTTATAGTTCAAACCCTGCATCAAATACCGAATTAGTGCCCGCAGATTATGGCGCCTTGGGCACTACTCCTTTTTGCAATACACCTATCACTTATGCCAATTGGAAAGAAGGTTGGAATACTTTTACCCTTAATGCTAATGGGATAGCGGCAATCTCAAAGACTGGGATAACCAAATTCGGACTTAGAAATGCAAATTATGATGCGGCTAATATAGAACCTAGTTGGTCAGCACATCTACAGTCATATTTATTCTGGTATGCAGCTGATTGTGGATTAGCTACTGCTCCTAAACTCACTGTAAATTATACATCTATTAGAGGTTTAGTCCCAGGTGCTACTGATATTGTAACTCTCGAAGCACTGCGTAATATTGAAATGGCTGTGATGGGAAGAATATATGTGGACGAACAGGGCAGATTGAAATACGAAAGTAGATTTGCGAGGAATTTATAATGGGAGCGCCAGTTGCTACATTCAGCGACACAATGGCTGAAATTATATACGAATTGGATGATAGGGAAATATATAATGACATTCGCTCGGAAATAGATGTTACTGATACACAAATCATCGTTGATACTGGGGCAGAATATGATACCTATAATGTGGGGAAATATATATCACTAAGTGGTAATGAAACCAAATCTGTAACACTTTATTCTAGAGAAGGTGATAGGAGTGTTACATGGGTATCGGCTCAGGCATACGGATACTTCGGGCTTGATTCTGAACTTAAAGACCAGATATTTGGTGCGACAATAACAAGTAGCACCTCAACTTCTGTAACTATTGAGGTAACTAATCCCTTCAGCACTTATTGCCCCGATGTCCACGTTTGGGCAACCTATAGTTATCTTGTAAGCCCCGAAACGACACACGAAGAAAGCCTCATTCGCACTCTTCAAGTCAGGGGTATTGATAATAATAGTATTGCGAAATATGGACGTAGGGTAATGAATTTGACTTGGCCTTTAGGACAAACCGAAGCACAGATGCAATCCTTTGTGGATAAATACTGTGATAGATATTCTGAACCCGTAGCTAGAGTTACAATGACATTACTTGGTGATACTTTAATTACGCAAATACTGACCAGAAAAATCAGCGAAAAGATAACCGTGGTCAATACTAGATTAGGTCTAAATACTAATTTTTACATAAATGCGATTGATATTAGTCACGATGCTTCAGGTTTATTAGAAGCTAAATATACTTTAGAAGCAGCAAGAATTTTAGAAGGAGTAGGATTCTTTATTCTTGATACCAGTGCGCTTGATGGCACTGATGTTTTAGGTTGGGGATTATTTATTCTTGATACAAGCATACTTGATAGTGCCGATATTCTAGGTTGGTAATAGGAGGTTAAAATATGTCAGGAACATGGACTACACCAAAAACATGGATTTCAGCCGTATTGACTTCGGCTGAGATGATTACTCACGTTAGAGATAATGAAAACTATCTTAAAACACATATCGCACTGGAAGCAGCTAGTGAATTAACAATAGCCACTGGTGTGATAACTGTTACTCAGGGATATCATGATGTTGATACCGAAGCTGATGCGGCTACTGATGACTTGGATACTATTGGTGGCGGTGCTGAAGGAATGGTAATATTCCTAAGAGCAGAAAATACAGCCCGCACCGTTGTATTGAAGAATGGAACGGGCAACTTGGTATTGGGCAATAATATTTCTCTCGATGATACTAACAAGCATGTCGCCTTAATTAGAGATGGCACGAATTGGCATCTACTGTTTACCGCATCCGAAAGAACATTTATGGTTGATAGTTTCCAATATCCTGCATCGGGAACTGATTGGACACCACAACTTGAAGGAGCTAGATTAGCGGCTTCTTTAGCCGCTAAAAAGGTTTGGCTACCCCTGAATTTCTTAAAAATAGGCGACCAGATAATTAGTTATAATTTAGTAGGCGATGCCATAGAGGTAGCAGCACTAACATTAGATTGTAAATTAGTTAAAGTAAATAAAGCAGACCCATTGACCACAACTAATATTGCTGGTGGCGGTATTACTCAGATAATAGCTGATGGCAATTTTGATAGTGCGGCAATTCTTACAGCGGGTGAAGTGGTAGCAACTGATAAACAATATACTTTGGAAATTCTTGGCACTACTGGAGCTGGAGATTCAATAATAGTCATAGGTGCTGAAGTAGTGATTTGGCGTTTGACATGAAAGTTGCATGGTTTTTACTTCTCTTATTGGCAGGATTTAGTCTAGGTGCTGGGATAAAGATGCTGGCAGAATTTGCTAAATACATTCATAGACCAGATGTCTTATTTCCTGATATTTTGGATTATACGGCGATTATTTGTGTTAGTCTGTTTATGATGATATTTTGTCTCTTTAACATTATAAGGAGAAAAGAATAATGGATGCTTGGATTAAGTTTATACGAGCTATTACCCGCCCAATGATTGCCTTTAGTGGCTGGTTCTGCCTCTGTAATATGGTTTACGATGGTAAGGATGTCCCTGAGTTCTTTATTGGTGCTGTCTTGGGAATGACGGGGTGGTTTTTCTATGATCGCTCAAAACTTCACCAGGCCGAGAGAAACAAGAAAAATGGCACTACCACTGAAACCAACAACACTAAGTAACAGGCTGTTTTTAAGCGATTTAAGGGCATCATCTGAGGGAAGTTATAGGCACGGGCAGACCCCCTAGACTAATGCCTCGTTATCAAACAAGTTCTGAAAAGAAAACTTATGGGTAAAGGTATTACAAGAATAGGTAAACGGCAAGGGGCAAGAGGGGCAAAAGCGATTTGGGAGCGTGATGGGGGGATGTGTATTTATTGTGGTAACTATGCTGCCGTGATTGACCACGTTGTCCCTATATCAAAAGGTGGCCCGAACATAAAAAGCAATGAAGTCTGTGCCTGCAAAAGCTGTAATTATAAGAAAAGTAATAAACTAGACCAAGATATGTTGACTAGAGGGATATTCTGGCTTCTTCAACATGGAGAAGATATGTCTTGGTTAGATGATATTAAATGAAGACTTTACTGGCATTATTTACCAAACATCGGCACTGGCTAGGCTTCTGTCTTTTTGGTTCAGGTGTTGTTTTTTGTGTTGAACATTATATTCAGTATGGCGGAATTTGGCATCTATCCTTTATTGACCACGGCACTCTGGGACTAATTTTAATTGTCTTAGGCGCTGGACTTTCCTGGCTAAAGCCTGGGGAGAAACGGAGGTAAAGAATGGCAGAATTTACAGATATTGACAGACAGATATTACAAGAAACGCATAAGACAGTAATTGAACTTAAAGTCGTTTTATTGGGAATTAATGGCGATGAGGGATTGATAGGTAAAGTTAATGAACTATCTGCTAGTCATAATTGCTTACGAGAGAAGCATAATAGGTTAAGCAAATCATTCTGGATAGTGGTCGGCTTTCTTGTAGGAACTGGAGTTTTAGGCACTGGAATTTGGGGGTTACTACACTAATTATATGGAAATAACTATAGATAACACAGTCCCTATATTGGAATTTAAGAGGTGGATTGAGCAAACTATTAAGGATGGAGAAGAGAAACTGGGATTGAGTCCTGGACAAATTTCACATATCCTCTTTCTTATCTTAAGAGAATTAGACGAAAAAGAATCACGATAAGAAGCCATACTAAAGGTTTTGTCCTGTAGTGATGCTTCTTTTCTGCCCGGCTGTAAAAGGTCGGGCAGTTTTTTTGTTTCCTATTGGAAGACTAATGACAGGGAAAAGCAAATAGGTTAAGCACTAGCATTTGTGTTTTGGTGACTTTTAGTTGTTTTCAGGGGTTAGTCCTATCTGGCTCGGTGATAAGAGGCTAAAATTTTCCTCTAAAATATGCCTTTACCCCCTTGACAAAGGTAAAAGAAGGGTATAAACTATCTGTAAGACTTAAACTATAAGACTCCAGCGAGTCCAGCGGAGCTGGTTAGGAGGCTCGGAATGATACCACCAAAATGGGCACAAGAGTTAACCTTAAAGGCTATGCTATGGTGGGAAGAACAGAATAATAAAGTGCCAAATTTCAAACTTGATTGGAGACACGGGAATTATTCGGGGACAGCTTGGAATAGCCCCATTTATCGTCGTGAACAACGAATTCTGATTAGTGCAGGGAGGGACAGAATAAAAGCAAAACTAATCCTGCTTCACGAAATAGCGCATCAATTTTGTGGAGAGCGGGGGCATTCCCAACGATTCTGGGATATTGCCTGGCAACTTTACCGGTGGGCTAAATTGCCTATTCGGGACACATTAAGGAACGAGAGTAATTATCGCAAAGGGGCACTCGTTGCCTATAAACGAAATAAAAGGAGTTAAGGAGGCAAAAGATGACAACATATTTAGGGTCAGCATTTTCTCTCCAGATGATACCGTCTGGGGGGACTATTACAGTGGAACCTGTTGAATTTAACAGGTCTTACTTTATATATGTTGAGTGGCGGCACAGCTGGGCTCCAGGTGGACACTACAATCGTGTTGAATCACCTGATTTCACCTCTGTAGTTGGGCATGAGGGGACAGCAAAAGCTCTTTCAACCTTGATAGGGCATCCTGTCCTTCTGAATCGTCAGGCAATTGTGCTGACGCCTGATGATGCTCTTTATGTTGCTCAGCCTACTGGGCAACGGATTAAATATGGTGAAGAGCTTGACTTCCCCGAACTCAAGTTCTTCAGAGTGACCTTCCACCAGTGTCCTGGCTTGGATAGTTACTCTGATGAAAAACTTGAGCGAGAATTAAAATATCGTTCAGGCGAAGTAGAGGCTGAAGCCGAGCTTAAATCTTTAGCTTCTGAGCCAACAACTTCTCCCACTTGCCCGCAGTGTGAACTCAAGTGGGATGGTGTTACGGCAATGAAAATAGCTCTATTTGGAGGAATCTGCCAATGTGGCTTCTCTGTAAATTAGTAAGGAAGGAGGAAAGGAGGAAAGGAAATGCCTTGGCAGATAAAAGCAACTGAGACCCAATGTCCAAAATGTAAGACCATCTATATAACACAGAAGAATTTAACCTGTCCACATTGCAAAAGAAAGAAGGAGGCAAGGTGATGATAATGAATAAACTAAGTTGCGGATGTAAAAGAGGTTATTTCCTTTGTCCAGAAGCTGAAAGGTTATGGAGAGACTATAACTCAGCTTATTATGCAAAGGATTGGAAAAGGTATGAAGAATTGAGGCAAGAATATAAAAAGCACTTTGAGGAGGCAGAGGAATGAAAACGACCTACGGGGTATGGTTTATGACTAAGAAATGCACTAATTGCGGTTCACAATTTATTTATCAGCATCCGAACCAGCGAACCTGCGGTCCCGATTGTGCAAAGGCCCGGGAGCTTCAGGGAGCTAAGAGAGGCGGAAGACCAAAAAAAGGGGAGAAAATCATACTACCCTCAAAGAATTATACCAGCGCTTTTTATGATTTTATCTAAAGGAGGGAGAACACAGAAATGAAAAGACCAGACAAGCCACATAGAGATGGATACGAGGACGAGGAAGACTGCGAAGGATATTATGACCCTGACGAAGCGGATAGGAGAGACTGCCACAGTATTATGAAAAGAAGCCCTAGCGACCCTTGTGAGATATGTTTTAACAAGTGGCGTGCTGAAGAGGATGCTAAATGGGATGCTAAATGGGATGCTAAAACGCCGGAGGAAAAGGCGCAGCACGAGGCTTTTATCAAAGGACTAAGGGAATTATACTAGGAGATCTGAGCTGAAAAGCTAGGCAGGTGAAGGAGGTAAAAGATGAAGCTAGGCGATAAGGTTATTTTCAAAGATGGCTCTTTACGAAATCCTATTATTATAAAGGGAGTTGTTTGTTTTGGAAGGAGTGAGCCTTTTGTTCGGGATGAACAAGGGACAGTTTACTCCACGATTGGGTGGGAAGTGGAAATAATTGCTGACTATCAAAATAAGGAAGTAAAAGGAGGTAAAGCAGATGTCAGTTAAAGATTTTATCTATCAATTAACGAAGTTCGCAACCTTACCACCGAAGATAAAGCAGTTTGGCGACATCTACAAATGCCCCAATTGTGGTGCCAGGCTACTAGAGCCGAAGCCAAATCAGGTTACGAAATGCTTGTTCTGCGGATTACTAGTAAGGAGTTAAAGATGACCTACAAACTAAGTGAAGGCATTCTACTTGACTATGACATTGTAAGGGATGGTATCAGACTCCGAAATCTTGATGTGGACAGAAGATGCTTCGGAATCCCTTATAACAATATCCTGGATAAATTCATAGACTGGGGAGCATACTTTGAGGCTAATAATTTAAGGAATTAAAGGAGAAAAAAGATGACAAAATTTATTCCTACGCTAGGCAATATGATAGAGGAGATTGATAAGATTCTCAAAGGTCTTCCACCAGATTGCCGCGATGATTATGCTAAGTTGTTTTCAGGAACACTATTGCAGAAAGTGCTTTTCACGAGTAAAGATTTTGAAGAGGCGGCAAGTGAATACTGCAGGGATACAGGCTGGCGAGAACCATCTTAAAGGAGGAGAATAATGAAAACAGAAACACAACTCAAAGATAGTTTCACTTATACAATAGATTATCCCTTAATCTGTGCTTTCTTGACCCGAAGCGAGGGATTTCGGAACGATTGCCTTCGCCAGTATTGTGTGTTTTGGCGAGATGGTCAATGTCTTTTCGTAGCTATCTACGAGAGTATTAAGAAGGTGCATCGTGAGCCTTAAATTCTTTGAGTGTAAATTTGGCAGAATACCGATAGCCGATTGCTTAAAGAAATGTCCTGGCGGTGATAGGTGCTTGTCTTTACCTACCTTGATGTCAATTAGCTGGCAGAGACCTTGGAAGGGTAAGCCAAGTATAACTCAGCTTCTTAATGGAACTAGAATGGCTTATCTTGAAATTATTAAGGATTATGATGTTAAGCCCGATGATATGGCTTTTGCCTTACTAGGGACTCGTCATCATTGGAGACTTGACAAGATTGCCAGAAAGGTAAACGCTCTATCAGAAGAGAAACTAATAGACGAAGAGACCACAGGCACACTTGATTTGCTAGTTCCTGATGAGACTACTCAAGAGGAGAAGTATCTGCTCTACGATTATAAAACCTCAGGCTCATTAAAGGTTGCTCGTGCTTTTGGCTTGGTAGCTACTAAAGTGCCACATCCTACGGAAGTTTATAAGTCCAGCGGGAATTGGGGTAAGGCTGGCACTCCAAAAATGATTACTGTTTGGGAAGGACATCCTGAACAGGCAGACTTGTGGGATTGGGAACTTCAGCTCAATGCTTATCGGTTGAAAGTAGAAGAGATTGGCTTCGCTGTTTCTCGGATGTTTGTCCAGGTGACCGTAAGGGATGGTGGGACTTTTGTTGCAGAGAATAGGGGCATAATGAAGAACATCTACCTTATACCTGTTAAGCGATTAGATGACGAAGAGGTAGAGGCTTACTTTGCTTATAAGGCAGTTGACTTATTAAATGCTTTGAGTAAAAATGAAATGCCACCCCCCTGTAGTACTAAGGAAAGATGGGAAGGAATTAGGTGCGAAAAGTATTGTTCCGTCGCCGAGTGGTGCCCAAGATAATTAAAGACTAAACATTGCAATACTTTGTTATTTATGGTATAACATGAATATGAAAGAGATTATTGATTGGACTAATCTTGAGCAGTGGTATGTTGTTGAGAAGTTAAGTTATCTTGAAATAGCGGAGAGGTTGGGTTGCAAATGGCGTTCTGTTTTTAGTGCACTTAAGAGAAGAGGCATTCCTGCTCGGGGACAACCTGAGTCTATGCGCCTAAGAACGCAAAGGAAATTTGAACCTTTGCGGGGTCAATTATCTGAATTTGTGAAACAGGATTTAACTATGGCCGAAATGGCCAGACTTTTAGGATTGCCTAAGTCTGCCATTCACATAGCGCTAAAAGTTCTAAATATTCCACATATCACTATTAGACATCCTAGGGTAGGTGATGCAAGAAAAAACTGGAAGGGTGGGTATAAGACTACTGATGGGTATATTAGAGTAAGAAGTCCTGAGCATCCATTTAAGGCATCAGATGGTTATGTTCCAGAGCATCGTCTTGTTGTTGAAAAGAGACTAGGACGCTATCTACTTCCCTCAGAAAAAGTTCACCACAGAGATACTAATAGGTCAAATAACGAAGATAGCAATCTAAAACTCGTATCGCCCTATGAAAACCTGATATATACCGAACTATGCACAAATTGTCCTGTCATAAAGGAAGTGAAACGATTAAAGCGAGAGATAGAGCGAGTGTCTAAAGTTTGTCAATTGATGTTAACTTAGCAATATTAAAGAAGAAAAGGAGGATAGATGAGAAATATACCTATGTTATGTCTATGGTGCTGTGCGGAATGGTATGGCGGAGACGGAGATTTGTGTCCAGAATGTGGGAGTCGTGATACAGAGCCAGAACAGGAAGAAGAACTAGAGGAGGAATAAATGGAAGAAAATCAAAGTAAAGAGGAAAGACAATTACAAGTTATACCAAAGCCTGTCTTGATGACAATGGGAGATGCCAAATTGTTTGCTGAGGCAGCTTATAAGTCAGGCATATTTAGCGATGTAAAGTCGGAAGCACAAGCCTTAATCAAAGTGATGGCAGGACACGAGCTGGGTATACCACCAATAATGTCTATGCAGAAGCTCTACATAGTAAAGAATAAGTTAGGAATGGGCGTAGAGGTTATGGGAGCTTTACTTCAGCAACGAGGTTATACTTGGACTATTAAATATGATGATTTAGATAAGCCAACTGCCTGCGAAGTGACCTTCGCCTATCCTAATCATCAACCTTATACTTCCCGCTTTACGCTTAAAGATGCTGAAAGAGCGGGGTTGATAAAACCCGATGGAGCCTGGACAACATATCCAAAGGATTTGCTGTTTGCCCGGGCGTTTAGCAGTGGTGCTAGAAAGTATGCTCCTGAAGCACTCAGTGGTCTTGGCTATACTAGAGAAGAACTAGAATCAATACCCGTAGAGGTTGTGATTGAAGACGAGAAAAAGGAAGTTAAGCCTGTAGAAGTAAAAACTGTCATTGCTAGCGAAGCGACGCAACCTATTGCTCAACTTGAGCAATATCTTGAGGAGGCAAAACCTTTAGCTCATCCGCTTGAGCAATTTCTCAAAGAATGTCCTGAACACGGCGACAAATGGGGGATTAACAAATACAAGAAACGCTTTCATAAGACGCCCGATGGAACTTTCTGTAATTTCTCAAATGCTATTAAACCCATAGCAGCTGAGATTGTAAAATCAGCGGGGTATGACGGAGAGACTTTCCCCACCTTTCTTAAAGATACCTACAAGAAAACTTGGTCAAAGATTTCCGAAGAGGAGCAAATCGGAATTTTAGCATTATTAGATAGAAAGGAGGGAAAGAGTGATTAAATTTGCTGGTGTCCGTCTCTAAGAGATGTTTCGGTTTGAACTTTTTAGTAATAGAACCGAGCCAGCAAATTGCCAGCCACTACGGGTAAGGTGTCATATCGTGTATGGATAAGTTCTACCAGATGACTGGCTGGCAAAGCCTGAGCCGAGGGAGGCTAGGTCTCTGCACTAGACAGACCCCTCAGAGGAGGCATAAGCGGATTGCAGTTATCCTTATGCTACAGAGGTAACTCAAAAGGGAGTTAAAATGGGTAATGTAGTAGGCTCAGGCAAGGCTCAGGTGAGGGTGTGCGTTGAGTGAGCTTAATGGTGAGAATAAAGACAAACTGACGCTTCACCAGCCCTCACCGAGCCAAGAATGGAAAGGAGGTAAAAGATGATACCAAAGGAAACTCAGGATTGGCTATTGAGTCATAATAAAGGTGATTTACAGGAATGTTCTTGGGATGAAATTAGGGAAGCCTTAAAGGCATCAGGTAGATGTTGCCCAATAGCTGACCAACAAGGAATAACGGAGGAGGAGATTGCTTGAATTGATTAGGAACTACTGGAGAGTGGCAATATATTGCAGGCAATTTCCTCACTCTTGGTGGAAATACCCTTATGTATGTTACAGAGTTTACTGTTGGAGGAAAGAAATCGGAATAATCCCACCAAGGGCTAGTTTGATGGACATACTGAAAGGAATTAACTCTTATGGTCATTGGTTAAGACAGCCTTATTAGGAGGAAAAAGATGTCTGATTGGAAAGATACAGTGATGAGTGATAAGGAAATAAGAGATGTTGTTGGCGAAGGTTGGTGTGCCTTCCCGATGCAAGTATTTAGAGACATAGGTCAAACTCAAGCTGAAATCTCATTCAAAATGGGGTGGGATGAAGGATTAAGGGAGGGACTTAGTGATGGTGTTGAATCTGGGTTAAGGGAAGCGGTGGAGTGGATAGAGAATCACGGCGGTTCACTAGATGGACTGCATAATGAGTGGCGAGCTTTCAAGAAGCAGGAGGGGATAGAATAAATGGATAAGAACTTTGAGGAAGTAAAGAGGATACTGGAAGACAATATCCCTTGTAAGGTAAACTATTGGAAAAGAAAGCCAAAGCCTGAACTAATCCTTGAGTGCTGTGGCAAGCCTGAAAGTCAGTGCAGGTGTGATGAGCAAGAGCCTGATAAGAGGGCACTATTACTGACTGACGAAGAGTTAACTTATGCAGTTAGGGGAGAATGGAATGCTAGTTACTTAAGAGTTGCAGAACTCCAACTTGCGAAAGACCAAAGGTTGATAGCAAGGCAGATATTTGAGGAGATTGAGAAGCATATAGAATTAGACTATTGGATGAGACCAGTAATCGTCATAGGTACTATCTATGCTGGTAAAAGAAAATGGCTAGATTGGTGGCAAGCTCTGAAGGCTGAATGTTTAGGGAAGAAATGACTAGTCAGCCTTTCTACGTGGGGTATAATAATCCCCGATTCAGGGGAGTGAGTTCAGATGGTTATTTACCAGCTCTTGTTTCCTGCGACGATAATCAACTAACTCCTGACAATGATGACACAAAACATCAAGAGCCAGTAAAGCAATGGCAGCAATTACGAGGTATGGTCTTATATCTTCAAAAACAAATCGTTGAATTAGCAACTAAGAAAAGGAAAGAAGATTATCTTTATGAGTAATTGTTACAAGAATGTTACACCAATGTTACAACTGTTACTTGGAGCTAAATTATGGATGAGTTGAAGATGTATGCAGTGGAGCAATGGATAAAAACAATAGCCACTGGTGAGTTTCATTACAAACAAATCCTTGACGGGACTGTAAAACCCAGTTCGTATGCTAAACTTCGTGAATATACTAAACGATGTTGCGAGAAGGGGATTTGCGAACCTTTGGGCAGGAGAGATGGTTACTATCGCCCAATACAACCCGAAGAACCAGATATTGAATGGCAAGATATTCCAGCAAGGGTAGAGTTCCCCGTTACATTACCCTTTGATTTAAGAAAATATGTTTTCATCTATCCTAATACTGTCATTATAGTTGCTGGAAGTAAATCGGCAGGCAAAACAGGATTTCTTTATAGGACTGTAGCTATGAATATAGGTAAAGCAAATATAGTAGTATTAAGTAATTTAGAGGGAGGCAAGGAGCAATTCAGAGATAGATTTTATGCTATGGATATAAAGATGCCGAACCCTGCACCTTTTAAGCTAAAAAGAGTTAGTGATAATTTCCACGATTGGATTAGATGGCAAGATACTTTATATATCATTGACTACATAGATGCCCCAGAAGGCACGGACTTTTATCTAATAGGGGCTGCCATAAGCAAAATACAACGGAAGCTAGTTAATAGCGTTGCAGTGATAGGACTACAAAAGCCAAGTTTTAGAGATACTGCTTTTGGTGGAGAGGGAACATTGAAGGAGGCTACCTTATACCTTGCTATGGATTATAACAAATTAAAGATAGTAGATGCCAAAGTGCCTGCTGACCCTAAACTAATACCAAAGAATATGCAATGGAAATTCAGGTATGAAGATTCGGGGACGAGATTCACTGATATAACGCCGATTATGGGAGAGATGTTTGAGTAACTTAAAAGGAGGATACTATGAATCGCACGAAGATTGAATGGACTGATTATACTATCAATCCCGTTAAAGGCAAATGCCCAGTAGCTTGCCCTTATTGCTATGCACGGAAGATGTATGACCGCTTCAAGTGGAATCCTGAGTTAAGGTTTGACCCTACTGTTTTCAACAACCTACCGACAAAACCAGCTAAAGTATTTGTGGGTTCTACTATGGAGCTATTTCTGCCAGAATGTCAGGCTTGGCTAGAAAAGACCTTTGACTTGATTAAACCCTATAAATGGCTTACCTTCCAATTCCTAACCAAGCAATCTCAGAACCTAATCAAATGGAGTCCATTTCCTGATAACTGCTGGGTCGGAGTCACGGCTACTAATCAAACCATGTTTCTGAATGCTTGCTCGTGGTTTGAAAGGATAAAAACAAAGATGAGTTTTATCTCTATAGAACCTCTACTATCTTGGGGGGATTCAGAATATAAAGGTGTAAAGCATAGCACGGCAAGTTGGCTGAAAGAGGCGAATATCAACTGGGTCATCATTGGCGGAATGTCGGGGAGTAAGCCATTTTATCCGCCAGAGGAATGGATAGAAGAGATTGAACAAGCGGCAGACAAGGCAGGCATCCCAGTCTTTGAGAAATATAATCTCAAAAAGGTTTGGGATAAGCCACCGAGACAGGAGATGCCAAATAAGTAGATGGCAATAGAAAGAAACAGGCAGATGGGGATGGTATGAGTAAGTATTCAGTAGGTGCGAACTTCGAGCGAGCTGGTAAAAAGAAATTAGAAGCAGAAGGTTGGTATGTTCTCCGTTCAGCAGGTAGTCATTCGGTAGTTGATTTAGTCTGTTTCAAAGATGGCGAGGTAAGATTGCTACAATGCAAAGTTGACGGTCGTATCAGTCCTAATGAACGGAAGCAGATTTTAGAGTTAGCAGAGGAGAACGGCTTTCAGGCTTATTTGGTAAAACGAGAAGGTAAGGAGATTATTTTTCAGGAAATAAGAAAGGAGGTAACGAATGAAACTAATTGAAGTGGTATGGCTGGATGCTTGTTGCGAGGAGGGACCCGTGCCTTTAGATGCTATCGAGGATATGGAGGAACTCATAAGGCGTAATATCGGCTATTTGGTGCGGGAAGATAAAGAGCGAATCACAATAGCCTCTGGGGTAATTTATAACTTTCATAATGACAAGGATGCCTATGAACATGTTATGATTATACCACGAGGTATGATTATTGAGACTGAAACCTTGAGGAGTGAAGGTTAGATGGAAGTAATTGAGCGAATCATTTCCTATACACGGCCAGATACCTTCTCTATTTACCCTATCGGCGATATTCATTATGGCTCGATTCATTGTGATGAGGATGGTATTGAGAAGCAAATTAACCAGATAGCCAAAGAGGAGAATTCTTTTATCATTGGTATGGGCGATTTTATGGATAGCATTCTCAAGAACGATCCCCGCTTCGATATAGAGGGGCTTGCTCCTTGGCTTAAAAAGGGCAACATTATGGAATCGCAAAGGGGAAAGGTTAACAATTTATTTGAACCAGTTAAGGATAAAATCCTATGTCTTCTTACGGGCAATCACGAAGAGGAGCAACATATAAGGTTTCAGGATGATATTACCAGGAACATCTGCAAGGATTTAGGTGTGCGTTATGGTGGTTATTCTTGTTTTCTTGTTTTGAAATTCCAGCGTGAAAATAGCAATGAGAGACATCAAGTTGTAATTCACGCCTGGCACGGTGCTGGTAGTGCCCAAACAGAAGGGGCACGGCTGATGCGGTTAGTTCGGCTTGTTAATGACATTCAGGCTGATATTTACTTGATGGGGCACTTGCACGCTATGACTCAGCACACTCCAGACAGGTTAATCTATCGTGGGGGTAGAGTAAAGAGTTTGAGATTGGCAGCTACTATAACAGGTTCGTGGCTGAAAGCATATACACAACCTAAAAGTGACCAAGAGTTACCGCCGAGCTATGCCGAGAAGAAAGGTTACAAACCTTCAAGGATTGGCTGCCCAGTGATTCATATAAAACCTGAATATGAAGAATTCACAATAGAATCATAAAAGGAGAAAGAGATGTTAATATATTTGGCGGGTCCTTATTCTAGGGGCGATGTTGGAGAAAACATTAACAATGTCATCAAGACTGCTGATAAATTAGTGAAGATGGGATATATACCTATTATCCCTCACCTTTCATTCTTTTGGGATTTAATAAGCCCTAAGCCTCATCAATTCTGGCTAGATTATGATTTGCACTTTGTTGAGATATGTGATGCTATCTTGAGACTACCGGGAGAAAGCCTCGGAGCTGATAGTGAAGTGCGGTATGGTGAAAGATTGGGCAAGAAGATTTACTACTCAATAGAAGAGTTAGAATAATATGAAGTCGTGTCCTATCCAAGAAGTCTGCAGATTTTACACATCGGGTGATAACAAACCACCTAACAATGATGTTAGGCAAAAGTTCCCTTGTAAGAAGTGGCTTGATTTATCCTGCGAAATGGGAGTAAAATTGCAGGAGTTTATTAGTGGGAAGCCGATTGCGTGTAACCTAGAAGATGTCAAAAGAAAGAAAGAAAAGATTAAGGCAGAATTAAAGGAAGGAGAATGATTACTGATAGCTGGTATCCACCGAATAAAATAACCTTCACTCAGGCTCAAATGCTTTTTCTTTTAGAGAAGTTGGTGCTGATTATTAAGAAGAGCCTCAAGTTCCTGAATACGCTTTGCCTTAGCTTCAAGAACAAGATAATGTTTTTTATTAGGAAATCCTTGCAAATTCTTAGGACGATTATCATCTTTAATTCCATTCAGATGATGAACAATCCAACCTTTAGGCAATGGTTTACGATTAGTTTCTTCCCAAACAAGTATGTGTTCAAGAACATAACCTTTTATAGCTCTTGGATGATTCGGTTGGTAAATATGAATATAACCACCAGAAGTTTTGTGTTTACCCCCTTTCCAAGCATGAGATTGTTCTCCTTTCATCAAGGAATGAACAGAACGCAATTCTCCTGTTTCCCAGCGATGTTTTATAGCACAGCTACGGCATCGTTTGGCTCTCCATTCTATAAGTTTGTTACAATCAGGACAAAATTTTGGTATTACCTTTGTGCGTTTAAGAGATTCACAAAGTATGCATCTTTTGGCTGTAGGGCTACAAAGTTTGCCACAATCAATGCAAATAGAAGCGTGTTTCTTCTTCCATTGCTTACTTTGCTCTTTCGTCCACATAAAGACATTCTAGCATACTGTTATTTAAATGTCAAGGATTTAGGAAGATATCTCAAATGAAGAATAAGAAGTGGTGGAATTATAGCGAAATTCGTTTTACTGCAGAAGAAGTTTTATGGATTTTAGAAAATATGGAGTTATTGAGGGGAGGTGAATGGCCTCCAGAGCACAAAAATTCAGGTTATATTGACGCATCATTTGGTGAGAAGAGAATAAAATCTGAGGCTGGTTTTGTGAAACCAGTCATTATCATCAGTGAAATAGAAGTTAGACTAGATAGAACAGGTGTAGATGGTAAATTGCTATTGGCAGAGGCTAAACTGGGGGTTGATATTGCTCTGCTGAGTTATGAGGCGAAGAGGGCATTAAGGTATGTCAGCGGTTGGAGACGAAAGAGGATGTCATATCAGAATTGGGTAAGCCAATCTAAATATCGCAATAAAAAAGTTGCAAATCTACCCACAACTATGGTATAATGGATTTATGAAAAATATAGGTGAAATAAAAAAGGGCAGGGAATTAGGTTATGTTGCTGAATACAATTTTATTTATGCTGCTTGTTTAGATTGCGGAAAAGAGCGTTGGGTGCAATATCAATATGGAGAACCTCGCTTTAAACGATGTTTTCTTTGTGCTCATAAGATTATTGGGCAACAACAAAAAGGTGAGCAAAATCCAAATTGGCGTGGAGGTAGATATAAAAGTCCAGATGGATATATTTATATATGGCTTTCTCCTGATGACTTTTTTTATCCAATGGCAAACCATCAAGGCTATGTGGCAGAACATCGTCTAGTAATGGCAAAACATCTCAATCGTTGTCTTTTAGCTTGGGAAATTGTTCACCACAAAAATGGTATAAGATATGAGAACATTAAAGAGAACTTGGAATTATTCCCTGCCCGAAAGTATCATACTGTAGATACTGTAACTAAAAGTCATATCACTAGATTGGGGAAGCGGATAACATTACTAGAGGCAGAGAATATATTATTAAAAGAACAAATTAAACAACTACAAGGATGCAAACTGCTGTCGAATATTTACAATCCCTCAAAGTAGTCTCCCGGGAGGAAATTGACAAAATCCTTGCCCGTTGCTCTAAGAGACATAAGAAATGCTTTCATTGTTTGAGTAAGCCAGAATGCAAGCGACTTTACGACGAATACTTTTGTGATATGGAAGATGTAGTAGTGGAAGAAACGCCCTCGCAGAAGCCTTTGGTATAATTACTCCTCCTCTTCCTTATGCCGATACTGCTTTTGCCTTTGGTATTCACTTTGATATTCTGACCAGTTAGTCATATGTATTCCCTGCTCGTCCTCTATTATGCGACCCTCTTTAATACACTTCTTTAGTGTTATCTCTAATAACTCCAACGGTATATTAAAGCGATTAGCAAGAAAGCTATGTGGATAAGGTCGCCTGTCGTTATCACTAATAACCCCTGGCTCTATCCCTAACCCAGCAAAGCATAATAAGTCAACCCAGGTCGCTCTCTCCCCAGGCTCTAACTGATACCTCACCGACCCATTAAGCATCCCATTGATATGTAACTTAACCCAAGCTCGCTTACTGTCTCCTTTGTTATGTCCTTTCATTTAATACCTCCTTGTAACTTATAGTATCATATCGGTTGCATTTTGTCAAGTAAAAAGTTACAACCATTATTGGACTATTTTCACAGGAGAGGAGAGGAGAAGAGAGTAGATTATATTAGAGAAGATAAGAGTATATTAGAGTTAGAATAAGAGAAATAACGCTAAAAGGCTATCAGGGAATTTCATTTTAGAAAATTGGCCTATCTGGTTTTATAACCACTTTTAGATATAAATGTTCTCTTTTCGTATCTAAAAACAGGCTAGAAAAACTAGAACTAATGTGCTATAATAATAATTACTCCTAGACCTATTCAAAAAGACTCGCCATTGGCTGCATAAGCAGCAAGTTAAGATAAAGACTGGTGAAGTAAATCCTCGGCGCCGGGGAAGATTCTCTAAAGGAGTATAACAAAAATGTTATTAGGTAAATTGTGTGCTAATTGCAATCGGCTTAACCCGAAAGATGCTGTTAAGTGCTTGGGGTGTGACGGCATAGCCCTGGAAAATATTTACAGTTGGATAGAGTTTGAGGATATAGAGGCTGAAAATGAAGAGAGCAAAGATGTGTCTTAAATGTCATTGTATAGTAGCAAATTCTATTACAGAATGTCCTAATTGCCATAGAAAGCATTTTAGATTAGTAAATTTAGAGGCAAACTGGTTAAATATACGAAAGGAGGAAAAGGAGATATTATGAAAGCAGATTTATGTCCAGTATGTAATGGGAAAGGGGTCATTTATGGTGTAGCAGAAAGTGGTGCATACCCTACTACAACTTGTTATGGTTGCAATGGTAAAGGTTGGGTTGAGGTAAGTGAATCCGATTATAATCCTATTAAAGAACTTAATTGGGAATATCCCAATCTTCTAGTTCAACCATTCGTTGACAAATGCCCTGCTTGTGGCGGTGATAGAAACTCGCCTGGGGGAACTGGCTGCCCGAAGGGGAGTCATTATGGAACTTATTGCTCTGTTATAAGTAACTATTAAATTATTATAGCAGTTAAAGGAGGAGAAAAATGGCTGAAACAATAACAACTGGAGCAACTTCAACTGGAATTCATTACATCCAAGAGCAAACACATACTCATAAGCATAATTGTTGTGAATATTGTTGTGACCATTGCCTGCATTATTGCTCTAAATGTAATGTAGTTTATTGTTGTAAGTGCACCAATGAATGGCATCAGGATAATTATTATTACACTCCACCACTTACAGGAATTACTACTCCTTGGCATCCAGAATGGAATACAGCAGTATGCTCTGGTAGTTTTCATTTTCATTAGGTAGTTAATGAGTCAAAAAATTAGTCATGATGCCAAAGAGACTGCATTAGAAGCTATTAAAGAGCTTGGGACTATGAAGGCAGGGGCGAAGGTTGCTGGTATATCCGTACGGACTTTGAACCTTGAGATGAAGCGTAGTGCAATCTTTAAGAAGCGTGTCTTGGAAGCCCGTGCCGAAGGATATAATAAACTTGCAGATGAGGCTCGGCAGTTAGTTATAGATTATATGTCTGGGAAGTATGAGAAAACAGACCGCAATAGATTAACAGCAGCAATAGCATTACTCAACGCTTATGAACCAGGATTCAGAGGTACTACCACAATTCAAGGTAAAATAGAACACGATATAAGAGTAATAACAGCAGTCCCTAGACCAAGATATCTCGAGATTGAATCACCTAAGTCTAAAGGTAATGATTAATTACTTAATAACTCCTATTAATGGAAGATATATAAATGAAATAAGAAGGGGTGATAAATTAGGATATACAAGCCCCGTTCCTATGATTTGGAGTGCTTGTGAATTCTGCGGTAAGGAAAGATGGATTCAATATGTGAATGGAAAAGGCATCAAGCCAATATGTGCATCTTGTGCTCAAAAAATAGTCAATGATAAGCGGTTACAATCAGGATATCGCCCACCTCCCAGACCTGATACATTAAAATCAATTGAAACAGGCCTTAAGAAGTGTTATAAATGCGGGAATATATATCCAGCTACCGAAGAGTATTTTCAGAAAGGGAGAGGCTATCTTGGTATTATTTCGCCGTGCAAGAAATGTGTGGCAGAGACACAAAGATTACAGCGTATAAGAAGTGGAAGACAACATTATAATTCATTAAAAGAGTTTAATGATTTTAAGCGTATATCACCACTCCAACGTAAGTTACATGCGCATATTAGAATGGTAATTAATCACTCATTACCTAATGGTAAGAATGGACATAAATGGGAGGACTTGGTTGGTTATACCTGCAAGGATTTAATGAATCATTTAGAGTCTCAATTTATAGAAGGTATGACTTGGGATAATTATGGACATCCTCAGAAGAATAATATCTCCCTTAAATGGAGTATAGACCATATTATCCCTAGTGTTGCATTTAATTATAATACTTATAATGATATTGATTTTAAGCGATGTTGGTCATTAAATAATCTGCGTCCCTTATGGAGTAGTGAGAACTCAAGTAAAGGATGTAAAGTGAATAGACCGTTCCAACCCAGTTTAGCTATAAATGTTACTGAAACGCTCCCGCGTTCCAATCATAAAAAATAGTTAAGGTTAAGTTAATAGTTAAGGTTACCTTAACTAAAAGATGCTATTTCAGATACGAATCGACTGAGTGTAATCATCATTACACTCATACTCAGATATGGTTCAGATAAACTCAGATAGGGTAGGCGGTTAAAACTACCTCAGATTGCTGAAGATAGGCTGGGGCATCTCCTTATAACGAGGAAACAAATACAAAAGGACTTTCTCCTGAATATAGCAAGTAAAGACAGAACAGGGCAAGAAAAGGAGGGATTTTAATAAAAACCATTGGCAATTTTATTGATAAAGTAATTTGTTCTGATGCTTTAGAATTACTGAAGGAATTGCCTGATAGTAGTATAGATTTATTGGCAACTGACCCGCCTTATGGTATTGGGTTTATGGGTAAGGACTGGGACAAAGCATTGCCGGGCAAAGTTATATGGCAAGAATGTTTAAGAATCTTGAAGCCTGGAGCATTTGCTTTTATAATGAGCATACCTAGAGCTGACTGTTTATCAAGGATGATTATTAGTTTAGAGGATGCTGGGTTTATGGTGGGTTTTACACCGATATTCTGGGCTTACGCTTCGGGATTTCCGAAAGCCCAAAACATTTCAAAGGTGGTGGATAAGAGGTTGGGGGCTGAAAGAGAAGTTATAGGTAAAACAAATACTATCGTTAGCCTTTCACAGGCAAAGGGATATTTAAACACTAATACCTTTAGGCAACCTAATTGGCAAAAGGCAAATTTATTAACAGTCCCATCATCTCCTCAAGCCAAAGCTCTGGATGGAAGTTATGGGGGATTTCAACCCAAACTTGCAGTTGAGGTAATCATAGTAGCTATGAAGCCACTATCCGAAAAGACCTTTGTTGACCAAGCATTGAAGAATAGGAAAGGGGTTACCTGGCTGGATGAAGGAAGGATACCATATAAGTCCGAAGAGGATGAGGAGGCTTCAATTCCAGGACGGGTTACTGGAGGATTACAGCATTTTGGCAATAGGAATATTCAACCTGATTTATCTGGCAAATTCCCAAAGCATAATAATCAGGGTCGGTTCCCTGCCAACCTCATAGTAAGTGATGATGTGCTGAATGATGGGAGAATTAGAAAAAGTGGTTTTACTAAAATAGGAACTGGAAAAGGTAAGTTGGGTAAAAATCCCTTTGCGGAATCAAGAGGCGGTAAAGTCGTATCAAACTACCCTGGCGAAGGTTCATTCTCCCGCTACTTTGATTTGGACTCCTGGTTTGAAGAGAAGATAAAGCAACTACCCGCTTCGGTTCAAAAGACATTCCCCTTTCTTATTGTGCCGAAGGCTAGTAAGAGTGAGAAGAATAGAGGATGTGAAGGTTTTTACTCTCTAAAGGATGATGTTCCATTAGAAGATATTGTGGAGATACAGAGGTTGCTTTCAGTTTAATTTTATGTTACACTTAATATATGGGGAACAATCAATACAAACTACGGAAATTTAAATGTCTTGGTTGCGGGGAACAAATTGAGAAACGCATAGCAAAAGATAATACCAAATATTGTTCTCTGGGGTGCTTTAGAAGAAGCAAAAGACCTAATAGAGAAACTGGAAAGATTATTAAATGTAACTATTGTGGAAACGAAAGTTACAAACAGAAGTGTTTTCTTAAATATCAGCATAGTTTCTGTTCTATTCAATGTGCCAACTTGTATCAGGCAAGAAATAAGATTGAGTTTATCTGTAAAACTTGTGGAAAGCATTTTAGATGGAGTAAAAGCCGTGGTCAGGCGACTTATTGCTCTATTGATTGTCGCAATAAAGATATGGATTGGATTAAAAATGCTTGCATACAAGGTAATCTTATCCAGTCTAAAAAGCGTGGACTTAACAGGCTTGAAATTGCTGGCCAGGGAATACTTAATGAAATTAAGGTTGCCTTCAATGAACAAGTGCTACTTTTTAACAAGTTTTTGGTTGATGTATTATTTAAAGACTATCCGATTATTATTCAGTGGGATGGCAAATATTGGCATAGCAAACCTCAAAGACAGATGTTGGATGTTAGCCAAGATGCCTATTTATCAAAATGTGGTTACGCAGTAAAAAGATTTACAGATGACCAAGTCTATAATGAGAAGGAGTTAATCGTTGCAAATATCAGGAGAGCAATACAAGAATTTACCAGAAAACCTTAAAAAGCATTTTATTCAGGGAAACTTTCATTGTGCGGTTAAACCCCTCAAACTTATGTCTTATCTTATTGTGCTAGGAAGCCGTGAAGGTGATATTGTATTAGACCCATTTGCCGGGAGTTTCACAACTGCCTTGGCTTGCAGAATGTTAAATAGGCAATGGATAGCCTGCGATATATCAGAAGAATATTGTAAGATAGGCGAAGCACGATTAAGCCAATCGGCATTGGTATAAAATGCCCATCGGTAAAAAGGAGGTGATGAATGAAGAGAACATCATCGGGTCAGCCGCAAATAGATTTATCTAAACTTTATAAACCGCACCCTCGGCAAATTTTGGCTCATACTTGCTCTGAACGATATGTTCTCTACTGAAGCGGAGGAGCGTTTGGAGGAGGAAAGACACTCTGGCTGGTCAATGAGGCTATTCAACTTTCTTTAGACTATCCAGGGAATATAGGTTACTTATGCAGGCACGAATTACCAGCTTTCAGACGTTCTGTTCTGATAGAGTTGGAGAAGTTTCTTGATGCTAATATTTGGTGTGGTATTTGTAATCAATATCATAAATTAGTAGAGCAACATCATCAGACGGAGAACTATTTTAGGATTTTTACAGGGCAAGGTAAGACTGTAAAAGAACATAATCCCCCTAGTTATATCTTTTATGGTGGTTTGGGTGATGATAAGGCAGGGTTAACCAGAATAACTTCAATGACTTTAGGATGGTTTGGGATAGACCAGGCGGACGAAACAACGGAGATGCATTTTAATATGTTAGCTGGCCGTCTGAGATTGATGTTGCCCAAGATTCGTTATAAGGGACTATTAACCTGCAATCCTGCGCCCGGGTGGGTAAAACAGAAGTTTGTTGAGCAGAAATTAGACGACCATATCTTTATTCAGAGTTTGCCGAAGGACAATCCCTACTTACCGTCAAACTATGAGGAGAATCTTCGTAAAATCTATCCGAAGGAATGGATACTTTCAATGCTTGAGGGGAGTTGGGATGCACTGGAAGGGGGAAACTTTTTGTTTCGGTATAGTGATTTAAGGCGTGCCGTGAATCGTGAAATTGAAGTATCTGATAAGGACATAAAATGGGGAGGACAGGATATTGCTAGGGAGGGGGATGATAGTAGTGTATTCATTGTTAGGCAGGGGAATAAAGTTCTCTATATGGATGAATGGGCTAAGACTGATTTAATGGAGACTACTGGTCTTATTCTCCAGAAGATAGAGAGGTTTGGTTTAGAGCATAAGAATCTTAACCTTGATGCTGTGGGTGTGGGTGCGGGCGTGTATGACCGTCTTAAAGAGCAAAAGATTAATGTTACCGCTATCATTGCTGGTGGTGAGCCAATGGACAAGGAACATTATATCAACTCCCGTGCCGAGATGTATGACGGGCTGAGAAAAAGATTTGAAGAAGGGACTATTTCAATACCAGATGACCAGGACTTAATTGCACAACTTTCCAGTATAAGGTTCAAGATAGCATCAGATAAAAAGCTACAAATTGTCTCAAAGGAAGAAATGAAGCGTCAATATAGGTTAAAGAGTCCCGATAAGGCAGATAGTTTGGCTTTATGTTTTTATGAACCTAAACAATACAATCCCGTCATAAGGTGGTTATAAATGAGGAAATCAAATTGTCAATAATTGATAAAATCTTTCCCCGTAATAAGCAACCCCGTTTTAGTTATAATTCGCCTTTTAATGCAGGTGGGATAATCCCGCCTGATAGAACTACCGAAGGATTCTTGAGGGCTTACAGTGATGTAGGTTGGTTGTATGCTGTTGTGTTTCGTATTGCTTTAGGTTGCGGTGAGGTAAAATGGCGACTTTACAATGGTTCGGATAGAAGTGAACGAACCCAAATAGATAAACATTCTATTCTTGCTTTACTTGACCATATAAATCCTTTTCAAACATCCAATGAATTCATAGAACTACATACCATTTATCAGGACTTAATAGGTGAGTGCTTCTGGATACTGAACTATAATGCTCTAGGTGAGCCTGCTGAAATCTGGATACCCTACCCCAATAAGATGTCTGTTGTTCCCGATAAGCAGAAGTTTGTTAAGGGTTATGTTTATGGTTATGGGAATGAAGCTATCCCCTTTGATACTAATGAGGTTATACACTTTAAGTATCCTAATCCATTAAATCAATATCGGGGGCTTGGCCCCGCTCAGTCAATAGGAGTTAATCTTGATGCTTCAATGTATGCGGCACAATGGAACCGCAATTTCTTCTATAACTCCGCTAGACCTGATGGCGTGATTCAATTTGAGCATAACCTTAGTGATGAGCAATTTGAAAAGTTAAAGAAACAATGGGGAGAAAGATACAAGGGAGTTTCTAAAGCTCATCAGGTAGCCCTGCTTGAAGGTGGCGGCAAATATGTCCAGATTCAAAATACCGTTAAGGATATGGATTTCAACAATCTGGACTTACGAAACCGTGATGTTATTCTTGGCGTTTATGGTATGCCACAATCCGTAATGGGCATATCGGAGAATGTTAATAAAGCTAACGCTGAGGCGGGGGATTATACCTTTGCTAGATGGTTGATTAAGCCCAGACTTGACCGCATTAAAAGTAAACTTCAAGAGCAACTAATTCCTAAGTTTAGAAAATCAGATAATCTTGAAATTGATTATGATGAAGTTGTCCCTGAGACTATTGACCAGAAGCGTGAGTTGGCCGAATCTGGTATGCGGGCAGGGTATTTAACGATTAACGAGGCTAGGAAGCTCAGGGGGCTCGACCCCTTACCGAGTGGTGATATGTTACTAATCCCTCTTAATCTTATCCCGACTCCTATTAGTGGTAAGTTCTCTATACCAGCTCCTGCTTTACCCGCTACTGAGCAACCTAAGTCTAAATCTCTAGCTGATGAGTATAAACGCCTCCGCTGGGATGTCTATGCCCAAAAGACGGCACGGGAAGAGGAAATATTCAAGAAGGTATTTAATAGTATATTTGATGAGCAGAAGAATCAGGTTATAGAGCAGTTAGAAAAGACGGGACAGTTACCGAATAGTTTAGATGATGAAAAGACTGCTAAGAAGTTCCAACCTGCTATTGAGTTGGTGTATCACTCGGCTTTTGAGGATGCGGTATGACAATTAAGCAATTAGATGATTATGCCCGCACCTGGATTTTAGAACGTTCCCTTACTTTAGCTAAAGAGATTAACTCTACTACTATGGATGCTATCCGCAAGGAATTAGCTGAAGGATTTGCCGAAGGTGAATCTATACAGCAACTTACTAAAAGGATTGAAGGATACTTTGAGGAGAATGCTAAATATAGGGCAGAGATGATTTCAAGAACTGAAACTATAAGTGCTTCGGCGGAAGGCACATTACACCGCTATGAATTGGAAGGTGTAGATAAGTCTGAATTTTATCCCAGTCCAGACGCTTGTGATGTTTGCCTTGCTTTGGCTGGTGAATACCCTACTAAAGAAATGCATGGCATGATTCCTGCGCATGTTTTTTGTAGATGCGTTGCTCTCCCTGTTATTTGAATGATATGAAAGATAGAATATTAAATTTAGGGGCTGCTGCGATTAAGGGGTATAAACAACTCCCTGAACTTGTTGAAAAACGGAGACAATCTCTTTTAGCCAAAGGGCGTAAATTAAAAGCCTTTTGTGCTAATTGCGGGCAAGAGTTAGTTAGGGCAAATGAGAGAATTAAAAAGGGTAATTGCTATTGTAACGGCAAGTGCCAAATGGACTACGAATATAAGAATGGTATTAGAGACCCTTACAAAACAACTTTGAAAGCCCACGAAGCTACACGGGAGCTTGTTAATAATGGTAACCATCCCTTTCAACGACAAGAAAACCCCATTTTAGCTAATGGAGCATTGGGGCGAAGAAATTATGGCAAGACTTGGATAGAGGAAAAGCTGGGGTGGGCATTAACTCAATTAGGGATTAAATTTGAAAGTCAATTTCCTGTTAAATATGGATTAGATATTTTGGGGCGGGTAAGATATTACTTTCCAGATTTTGCCTTAGTTGATAATCGCATCCTTATTGAGTGCGATGGTAAGCAATGGCATAAATCTAAAAGCAAAGACAATCTTCGTCAATCTAGGTTAGAAGAACTTGGATGGCGAGTATTAAGATTTCCCGAAGATGAAATAAAAAGCGATGTTATGGTATGTGCAAATAAGGTGTGTCTGGTTGCCAGTAGTTTAGGAGGTTAGTTATGGAAACTATTTATAAGGTTATAGAAGATTGTGAAGTCAAGAAAGTTGGAGAACGCCAATATGAGTTTACTGCATCTACTTCAACTATGGATAGAGATGGGGAAGTAATTGATGCCAAGGGATGGGATTTAACCAATTTCAAAAAGAATCCCGTTATTATGTATGCTCATGATTATAAAAATTTACCTGTTGGCAGAGCTCCCAGGGTATGGATTCATAGTGGGAAATTAAAAGATATTGTTGAATTCCCCCCGGAAGGAACTTATGAATTCGCTGACATTGTTGCGAGGTTAGTTGATACTGGTTATTTAAAGACACAATCCGTGGGATTTATACCTAAGAAGTGGGAAGATGGGGATGGCGAGAAAGCACCAAGACGGACTTATACTAAACAGGAACTATTAGAGATTTCCATTGTTCCTATACCATCTAACCCCGATGCTATTAGGGAAGCAGTTGAAGCTGGTGTGATTACTACTAAACAATTGGAAATTATAACTAAGCCCGAAGAGACTGATGAGTATATAAGAATTCCCGTAGATAGGGGTGACCACGAAGGACACAGAATAAGAACCATAGATATATCTGAAAAGGAAGGCATTAAGGCTATTTACTGCGGAACTTGCAAAGTAGTGATGACTTATTTATTCGCTAAGGATAAGGGTTGGACTATGGAAAAGGCAAGGGCGTGGGTAAAAGAACACGAAGGCAAATCCCTTGAAGTAAAACACGAGACAAGTCAAGAGGAAATCATTGATGAATTTGATTACCTTAATACTTTAATTTTAACCGAGGGCATAAGCGATAAGGCAAAGCCCACGATGTGGATACTGGTTAAAGAAATACTACGCTTACAGGGGAGCGACATCCCCTCTGATATACGGCTAATGGTTTCTCCGATTATTGAAATGAAACCTAAAGAGGAAACACTTACTAATCAAGATATTTTAGAAGCTATTAAGAGAATAGCGGGCAAGGGTATCAATGGATAAAACTGATTTGGCTTATGCCGCAGGGATAATAGATGGAGAAGGTTGGATTTCATTTATTCATTGTGGTAAAGACCGGAAGTCCCTATCCCTTATAGTGGCAGTATCCAATACGAATATCTTGTTACTCTAATGGTTTAAATCTAGTTTTGGTGGGAATGCTTATCTTGCTAGAGATGGACATGGAACAAACAAGAAAGACGTATATACTTGGGGGATTTTTTCCTTACCAGCCCTAGAGGTTTTGAAATTGATTCACCCTTATTTGAGGCTTAAAAAGTCCCAAGCCGAGATTGCCATTAAATTCTTAGAGATGAGGAAATACAAAAGATACCGCCTAACTCCTGAGGAAAAAGAAATAGGAGAATCTCTATGGGTTGAAATGCATAATCTAAATAAAGTGGGACGAATAGCAAAAACTTAAATTGGAGGTTAAAAAATGTTGACAGAAACACAGAAACAAGAACTGGACACTGACATTCAGGCTATTGTCCAGAAACAAGTAGAGGAAAGACTGGCGAAGGAAATTGTGAGGCGGTTTACGCCTGGCGAAATAACAGTCATTAAAGATGCTGGAGACCAACCCTGGGAATCTCTGGGACACCAACTTATGGCTGTTAAGAACTTTGCGGTTTCACAGGGACAGATTAGGGATGCGCGCTTAAAGGCGATTGTTGGTTCAAGTGAGAATGTTCCTGCTGATGGCGGGTTTCTTGTGCAGACTGATTATGCTACCACCTTACTTGAAAAGACCTTTGCGGCTAGCGACATAATCAATAGGATTTTCAGAATCCCAATTAGTGCGAATGCCAATGGTGTTAAGATTCCAGCGGTGGCCGATTCTTCTCGGGCTGATGGTTCTCGGTCTGGTGGCATACGGGCATACTGGGCGGCTGAGGGTGCTACCAAAACCCCGTCCTATACTAGCTTTGCGCAGGTTGCCCTTGAGTTAAAGAAACTTATCGGCTACACGACTTGCACAGATGAACTATTAGAGGATGTGTCAGCTTTGGAAGCGTGGATTGGTAGGGCGTTTGCGGCTGAGTTCGACTTTAAGATTGCCGATGCCATAATCAACGGTACTGGTGTTGGGCAACCCCTTGGTATTCTCGCAGCTCCTTGTCTGGTAACGGTAACGGCTGAAACTGGTCAAGGTGCTACAACTATCGTGACTGAGAACATTATTAAGATGTGGGCTAGAAGGTTTGGCCCCCACACTAAGAATTATGTCTGGTTGATTAACCAGGATATACAGC